GCCAAAAAGTCATCCATAGGCTCGTCACTACCTATAGAGATAAAGCCTCCCTGTCTAAATCGCAACAATGCTTGGGTAGACGAATCAACCAAGTCATCATGGTCTCCGGTAGGAAATGCGGCAAATTCTTCGATCACTAACTCTGCCCATCTCGTAGGAGGTGCCCATACATGACCTGAAGAGAATAAATCTGACACAGCATTTACCCTGGCTATTTTATCTTTACCCCTGCTGGGTACGTACTCACCCACGGGTATACCCATGCGACGCAATTCAAATATCAATGGAGTCCCTGCAGCCTTAGCCTCAACAATAAAAGCATCAGGCTCGTATTCTTTATACATCTCGTAGGCCCGTATCTTCAAGTCTGGAAACTCCAGTCGTTCTTGCAATGCATCTAGTAGGATAATATTGGATACGCCATCCTCATCTGTAAAAACACCCCAGGTAGTACACGCACTATAGTCAGCCGTTTCTTTTGCCAGGAATGCAGTGTCCCAAGATTGAATTACAAAGTCACAAGCTGGTGGATTTTTTCCCGTCCACTCCTGCCACCACTCCCTTTTGATAATTGCAGACTCTTCAGATGCAGGATCTTGCTGGTACTGGGCACTCCACTTGCCCAAAGGCAGTTCAGCCTTTAGGGACTCAAGTTGCTCTATCGGCCAGAAACCAGGCCAAAGGGATTTACCACTAGGAAGTATTGCAGGAAATTCGATTACCTCCCACTCATCACTCCCACCTCTTTCTATAGATGCTTTTAAAATGCTTCCCGTTAAATCTTTTTTTGACCAACGGGTCATCACTAGGCATATGGCACCCCCAGGCTGTAGCCTCTGACGAGGACCAGAGGTATACCATTCATATGTTTTATCATATACCGAAGGATCATTTAGTGCGGCTTCCTGCTCAGAATGTGGATCATCTACAATGAGAATATCTGCACCCTTACCAGTTACAGCACCACCCACACCAATGGCAAAGTAATCTCCATCTTTATTGGTGTTCCATCTTCCCGCAGCTTTAGAGTCTGTACTCAAAGACACTTCTGGAAATATTTTTTGATAATCTGCAGAGCCTACCAAGTTACGAACCTTACGGCCAAAGCCTACTGCAAGTTCTGCGGTATGTGCAGTCTGGATTACCTTTTTATCAGGAAATCTGCCCAAATACCATGCAGGAAATAAATGTGATGCAAATTCTGATTTCGTATGACGAGGAGGCATATTTACAATTAGCCTTTTCAGGGACCCCTCTGCGATTCTATTAAACGCATCTGCCATAACCCCATGGTGGCTACCTTCAATAAAAGCTGGCCAGACTTCTTTTACAAAATCCATAAAGTTCTTCTGGGCAGATGTACGAGATCGAGCATCTTGCAGTTCGTTTATTAATCCAAGAATTTTTTTTTGCTCGCCTGGAGGAAACGAATTAATACTTTGAGTTATTGTAGCTAGATCCATAATCACCTTGGGTCAGGGCACAAATAAGAAATTACAGAGTCTTGATGCCCGTTTACTTTCAAAAATGCTTTATACGTCACTGCTGGAAGATAATCAATTCCAAACTCAAGTAGCTCTTCTTCTTCTTCTGTAAGCTCACACTCAGGATCATCAAGCACAGCCTGTGCGTATAATGGCCAAGCAATTATACTCAAACAATCCTCCTGGTCCAAGTCGGCAGCCTCAAACCAGAATGTGGCACGCTTGGAGCCAAGCCAAAGCACAGAGGCAATAAAATCACTACGGGTAGTAGCTTGTTTATTACGAGGAACACGGTATCGTGTCAAAGCATGGTGCCCACTCTGACCCCTGTCCTTGATATCCTTTATGCTTTTGTATACAAGGGAGCTTGCAAGACGAAGGTAGAGCTTTCTGTCGTAGTCATAAAATACACTAATCTGCTCCAAGCAAACTCCCATAAAAAGGAAGGCCGGTTATATATATAATATATACTACTAGTTAACTAGTAAATCCAGTACTAGATAATATCTAATTTAAAAGAATACTAGATAACTAAGTTAGATATTAAGTAGGGACGCCCACTAGGGTAATGAATTGGCTAGGGACCCCTTTGGGGTGGGGCACAATTTCAAAATGGTAGTATCGGATGTGCAAAAGACTGTTTTACTGTAAGCTGGGACTCCGATTGCAAAGAGGGGGGTCTCCCCCCGACTGGGGTCGGTGTCCGACACCCCCTTAAATAGAGAGCGAGCAAGCTCGCCCTAGTTAGTTGACCGAGATTCCTCGGTAAAGCAACGCAGACTATGGTCGGCTAAAGCAAGGGCAACAAGAAGATACACCCCTTGTCAAGCTAAATCTCTAGAGTAACTAAGTGATGAAAAACAAAAGCCATCACTAAGATACTCTAGCCGAGACACAATAATAAGTACCCCTTAAGAGAGATTGACTAAAAGCTGTCAATCGGGGCACTTTTTATTGGGCTTGGACTAAGGGATAAGACCTTGGGGTGTAATATTTGTTTAATTTTAAAAGCGGCAAACGTCGCAAAGGAATTTGGTATGGCTGGTAAAACAGTTTATCAAACGCTAATCTCAAAGTCTACTGAGAAGATTACTGAGATTAAAAACACTCTTCTGGAAAAGATGAGTGCCCAGGTTAGTCTTTCTGAGGCTAACAACACCGTAGCTGTTCAGTACCTTAACATTCTTCGTTGGATGGTAGTCCAGGTTGGCGAAAAACGCTTGGCTTCGGTCAACGGCCTGAACAGCTTCTTCGAGTCCTTTCAAGAGATTTACACCAAGTTTGGTAATATGCTCTCTGCTGGAGGGAAGAAGTGGTTCAACACTCGTGTGAAGAAAGGACTCTCGACAGGGAAGATCACCACCGAGGGAGTTGCAGCTCAGCGTTGCAAAAAGAACCTCATCAACAAGAAGATGGACCTGTCTATTTTCTTTCAGTGCCTCGTTGATGATCTTTCTGAAACTGTTCGGTTGCTGACAGATTCTAAAAACATCACCATCCTCTTTGGTCAGACCAGTGCATTGGCACTAAATTACGTCGTCACTGGTCCTAAAGGTTTAAACACTATTACCGTTGGGGTTTGCGACTTCGGTATGCACTGGCCTTTTGACTCTGATGCCCACGAGGTTGATGATGCTGGCTATTACACATATGTCCACAACAATACCACGGACATCAGGTGTCTCAGGACAGATATGACCATATCCGAGCACCTCGCCAGGATGCAGGAGATCGTCAGCCTTGATGGAATCATCAACATGGCACGAAAAAACATCAAGTCAACACTGTTTGAAAATTGTGATCGCCAGTTAGAGACTACCACCTCTGACTAACCCTTAGGGAGATCATCTTCGGGAATTCCCAATACCACTACACTATGACGGCAACTTAAGAGCCGACTGGTACGGGATGAACCTGAGGATGATCTCCCTTTTCTTTTACCCAAGGAAATTATGTCTAAATTTAAAGATCCGTCGATGATCAACGAAGAAGCACTCCACATGATTGAGGCACTACTCCTGAAACTGACACCTGCGATTCAGATTTATAAGGAAAATGAATCGTATCCTCGTCAGATAGCTTTAGCAGAACACAACCTGGTAAAAGCTATGTGCCTTGTAGCCCTTGAACGCCATAAGCAACACATCAAGGACACCTTCTGGCACAGATAGTACACTGGGAGATCAGCCTTCGGGTTGGTCTCCCTTTTTTTTTGTTACTCTCCCCGAATGAAAATACCTCGGTACTCCCTAAAGGGAGACACTCAATATTTTCCATAGGGCAGGAACCTCGACACTCTCCTAGCCATCTTAGGTAAATTTAGAAAAGTCAGCAAGCTGACATGAGCATAGCTCACCCTTCGGGGTTTTCTAAAAAAAAGCACCTAAGCTGTCGTCGTCGGTGTCGAATGCGAAAGCCACCCCTCTTACCTTGAGGCGAGCATAAAAGCAAAATGCTCGCAACAGCAATTTCTTTTTTTAAAAGCACGTTCCACGCAGGACCAGCAATTTATTTTAATCAAGCACGTCCACGTAGGTCATAATCTACGAACACCCTAAAGGGTGCTCTTAAGATTATGTAATGAGGAACCACCACCACCCTATCCCCAAAAGCTGTCAATCAAAGATTGACCAGAGGCAACAGCCAACCAGCATTAGGTGGCCAACGTCGTGAAGACGAATTTTTTCTGGGTAAATTACCCAAGCTGAACTGTCAGCCCAACAACGTCGTGAAGACGCACCTTCTCTGGGTAGTGTTACTCTGGAATACGTGGGTAAATTACCCAAGCGATAGGCCCTACTAACCTTTGCCCTAGTTAGTCACACTGCTATCTACGAACAGAACCCCTAGCTTCTCCATCAACTCTTTCTCCACATCCTCTGGCGAGCGATGCTCAAACGTGACGTGTGTGCTATCGTCGAACAATCCACCTGTCTTACCTAGTAGCTCCAACGCTCTGACTCTGGTGGCCGCAGGATTGTCATCCTTTAGTGCCTCCTCCTGTAATCTCTCTACTATCCAGTCGTTGCTTAGCTTTTGGTGTGCATCTACTGCTGTCTTGTTCTGTGCTTTCAGTGCCTTGATCGAGTCCTTCACGTGGTCCTGATTAGCGAGTCGTGAAGACGCATTGCGTATGGATCGGTCCGACATAGTGTCGGTGTTGTACGCTAGTTTGTAGGCGTCTGTATAGCTTTTGCCAGACGCTACGAAACCAGCGAATGCAGATTGTTTCGGTGTCATACTCTTAGTGTTACTCATAGCTACCAGTTTAGTGGGACACATTCACCTAGTCAACCTGGGTAAATTACCCAACTTGGTTTGCAGTGTACTCGGTCTTTCGAATCTTTCACAAATAATTTTTTTTAGTTATATTTATATATAAAATAAACGGACTGGTGTACCCAGTATCCAAATTTTTAATCAACGTAAAAACATGGGTAAATTACCCAAGGGAGTGAGTACAGATGGCCCTTTCTTTTAAGGGTCCACTAGGTGTTAGTCGGGGCAACTTCAATCCAGCTATTAAAGCTCTGGTTCCTGTCCGTCTCAAGCACACGTATCGTATGCTGTATCTCGATGCTATGAATACTTGGGGCAAGGACGATGAGCATAGCCGTAGGCTAGTTCTTTCTAAGCTGAAGCGTTGGGATGCCAAGTATGGTTTCGACTTCCCTATTGTGGATCACAAAACCAGGTCTCTACATGATGTACGTAGCGAGTTGGAAACCACTAGCGACTACAGTTACAATCGTGTCGATCCCAAGTACTTTGAGTCACGTGCGACTGTCGAGGGTCATAGGGTTAAGTCTATTGATAACCCACATGAGCCACCGCCGCCACCACCAGAACCAACGCTTTATGTCCGTCCAAAGCCCGGCCCGTGTGCCACGTGTGGCAAGGATCATGTTGGACACGGCTTCAGTGCCACAGAGTATGATAAGTTTGTCAAAGCTGTTGGAGAGTTTGGCTGTACGATTTGAAGCATGGGTAATTTACCCAACATTATTAATTCTAACTGGAGAAAATTATTATGGAGGATCGAGAGTACGAGCAGATATTAGATGATGCACCTGAGTTTGTGGATGATGAACCACCTATCCCAACAGCAGGGGAACCAGTAGTAAGAATTAAAGGAACCGAAGCTGAAGATAAGTTGTTGCAGTGGACAGGTCAGCAAAGGAGATAGCGTTAGTAGAGTGGTATTCTTTTAGATAGGAGGGAGTATGAATGACAACGAGACCAAGGAAGAACAGGGGAAAAGGCTTTCTAATTGGATAATAAACCTTGAAGATTCGT